CTTCAGTCGTGCTGCTGTCACTAACTCACTTTTGAGTAAAATGCCTCAGCGTCAGGCAGAGACCAAACCCAAAGAAAGCCAAGAACAACCCACCCACACGATTGAGTCGCTGGAAAAGCGGCTCTATTTAATTCAGCCTTAGGAGGGCCAAACACATGAACAAGATTTTAGACCTTCGTGAAAAAAGAGCCAAAGCCTGGGATGCCGCTAAGGCGTTCCTCGACAGCAAGCGCGGCACTGACGGCCTGATCAGCGCTGAGGACACCGCTGTGTACGAGAAGATGGAAGCGGACGTCGTCAGCCTTGGCAAGGAGATCGACCGGCTCGAGCGCCAGCAGGTGCTGGACCTTGAACTCAGTAAACCGGTCAACACCCCAATCCGCAACCAGCCGCACGCTGCCAGCACCGAAGCCAGGACCGGCCGCGCTTCAGATGAGTACAAATCCGCGTTCTGGCGTGTCATGCGCAGCAAGAACGCCTTCGATGTCCAGAACGCTCTTCAGATTGGCACCGATTCTGAAGGTGGATACCTGGTCCCGGACGAGTTCGAGCGCACCCTGGTCGAGGCACTGCAGGAAGAGAACATCTTCCGCCAGCTGGCTCGGGTGATCTACACAGCATCTGGCGACCGCAAAATCCCGGTTGTCGCTTCGAAAGGCACCGCCAGCTGGGTGGATGAGGAAGGCCAGATTCCCGATACGGATGACGTGTTCGACCAGGTCTCTATCGGTGCGAACAAGCTGGCAACGATGATCAAGGTCTCAGAAGAGCTTTTAAACGACAGCTTTTTCAATCTGGAAGGGTACATCGCCCGGGAGTTTGCCCGGCGCATCGGCACCAAGGAAGAAGAGGCTTTCTTCATCGGCAATGGCACAGGCAAGCCTACCGGCATTTTCAATGCAACTGGTGGTGCAACGGTCGGTATCACGTCTGTCAGCAGCACAGCCGTCACAGCCGATGAGGTTATTGACCTGTACTATGCCCTGAAATCGCCGTATCGGCGAAATGCTGTGTTCACCATGAACGAAGCAACAGTCAAAGCCATCCGTAAGCTCAAGGACGGTGCCGGCCAGTACTTGTGGCAGCCTTCACTGCAGGCAGGCACACCGGATACCATCCTCAACCGGCCTTTGAAGACCTCGTCATATGTACCCGCCATGACGGCTACCGCCAAGGCCATCGCGTTTGGCGACTTCAGCTATTACTGGATCGCCGACCGTCAGGGCCGGTCATTCCAGCGCTTGAACGAGCTGTTTGCCGCTACTGGCCAGGTGGGCTTTCGGGCCACACAGCGGGTTGACGGCAAGCTGGTCCTGGCAGAGGCTATCCAGGTCCTGCAGATGAAAGCGTGAGGTGACAACGCATGAGTAACGTAAAAAACTACACCGAACAGGGCGGCGAAACAACCGTCATCGGCGGCACACTGGAAATTGCATCAAGCGGCAAGCTGACCATTGCTGGAGCGCAGCTGAAACCTGCAGCATTCCAGGCTAACAGCGAAGCTACCACAATCGCCGGGTTGGTCACGGACTTTAACGCACTCCTGGCAAAACTTGTCGCGGCCGGCCTGATGGCAGAGTCGTAATCAAATTTCTGAGAGGAAGGTGCTTGCCAGATGGTTAGAATAATCACCCCGGTCGAAACTGAACCGGTCACGCTGGCCGAGGTCAGGCAGCACCTTCGCCTCCCGGAAGATCTGGCGGAGGACGATCTGCTTCTGAGCCTGGTCAAGACAGCCAGGGCGTATTGCGAGAATTACACACGCCGCGCTTTGGCTGAACAGACACTGGAAGTATATCTGGACCGGTTTTCCGTCAACAGCTCAATTCTTCTACCATGCGCGCCGCTTCGGAGCGTTATGGAGATCGGATACAAGGATAGCACTGGAACTGAGACGATCCTGCCAGCCTCGGACTACGTGGTAGATACAGCTTGTGAACCCGGCCGGGTTCTGCCTGGCTTTGGCATGGCCTGGCCGGTGTTCACGACATATCCCGCAGCTCCCATCCGGATCCGGTTCGTCGCCGGTTATGCAGTTCTGCCGGAACCCATCAGGCAGGCGCTGCTCCTGCTGGTGGGACACTGGTACGAAAACCGCGAGGCGACCGGCACTGCCAAGGACCAGACGGCATTTTCCGTGCATGCGCTGCTGTCGCCATACCGTGTGGAGGTGTTCTGACATGGAAGCAGGAAAGCTAAGGCACCGGATTACCATCCAAGTGATGGACACGAACGAAGCCTGGTCTGATCGGGTCACCTGCCAAGCTCAGGTCAACGGCCTGTCCGGCAGTGAATACTGGGCGGCATCCGCCGAACAGGCGCAGAACAGCGTAGATTTCATCGTACGCTATGCATCCGTTTTGGCTAATTTGGCCCCTCAAACAACGCGCATCCTGTTTCGCGGCAATCACTACGATGTAAAAAGCATCGATAACTTCATGTACCAGAACAGATCCTTGAAGCTAAGGGCGGTGATGCATTTTGGACGTTAACCGGCTGGCAGCTGCGATCGAGCACGAACTTCAGTCCTTTTCCGATGCTGTATCCGAAAAGATCGGTGAAGCGGTGGAGATCGTGGCCAACGAAGTAAACGATGAGATCAAGCAGCATGTCACATTCAGAGAGCGTACTGGCAAATATGTCAAGGTGTTTCACATCAAGAAAATCAATACAGGAAGTAGGTTCAACCATAGCCGCGTCTGGCATGTCAAAAGCCCGCACTATCGGCTGACGCACCTGTTGGAGCACGGTCATGCGCTTAGGTGCGGCGGCCGCACGCGGGCGTTCCCGCACATCATCTACGGTGAGCAGCTGGCAGAGCGGCGTATGCCAGAGCTCACGGAAAAGGCGGTGCAGGATGCTGGACATTAAAGCGCTACTGCAGGAGACCGGCCTGCCCGTCCGCGAACAGCGGTTTCTCGGCGTCATGCCACTGCCGGCGATCGTCTATTCCGACGATGTGGAAATCGGCGGCGCGGACCTTAAAAATAACCTCATCACCCATAACATCGGCATTGAGTTCTATGCGGAAAATATCGATCTGGAAAACGAAACGAAGATCGAACGCCTCCTGGACAGCATGCCAATCCACTATACAAGAAGTCGCGACTGGATCGAGAGCGAGAAGTTCTTCTCGACTATTTATGAATTTACCATTACAGAAAGGAAGTAGAGACTATGTCAACAAACGGAGAAAAAATCATCCTGGGCAGCGGGAAGCTGTACGTCACTGAGTACAGCGGTGCCATCCCCGCCGATAACATTATTGAAACTGCAGGGAACCTCCTCGGCTATATCCAGGGTGGTGCAACCCTCAGCTACAAACCGTCATTCTATATCGCAGAGGACGATCTGGGGCTTGTGAAAAAACAGATACTCACGAAAGAAGAGGTGTCACTAAAAAGCGGCATCATGACCTGGAACGGCGACACCCTGAAACGGCTCATTTCCACTGCTCGTGTCACAGAAAACGGTGTGACTAATAAGCGCCTCGTGAAGATTGGCGGTGTCGGTAACCAGGACGGCAAGCGCTATATTGTCCGGTTTGTCCACGAGGATGCGACGGACGGCGATGTTCGCGTAACCATTGTCGGCGGCAACCAGGGTGAGCTGGCCCTGTCGTTTGCCAAGGACAAGGAAACCGTCATCGACGCCGAGTTCATCGCCATCCCGCACGACTTGGAGGGCACACTCGTGCTGTTTGAAGAGGACATCGCCGGGCTCGTTACCCTGACCGTCACATCCGTTGCCGGAACAACAACCGGCAAGACCCTGATCACGGTGGTTCCGCTGCTCGATTTTCTCTGCACTTATGTGTACAAAACCGGCGCGACGCTCACGCTCCCCGCATTCAATGACGACCTGTCCATTGGTTGGACTGCCTGGGATGGTGTGTCGGAGATTACTGCTACCACCGGTCATGATATCGCGATCGCCGAAATCGATGGCAGCAATCTCTGTCAGGCCGCCGGCAAGACCACGGTTGTGGCCAAGGCGTAAGGAGGGCTAACCGGTGCTGGACTTTACGAAATCTGCCAAGCGCTACCTGGCCATAAACCTGATCGATAACCAGCTGATCCGGGTGCGCATGCCTACCAAGCGCGTGTTTGATGCGCTGCTTGGCCTAAAGGACCATCTGACCAGCCTGACTACGGACGATGGCGGGCAGCTCGGTGACATTTACGACCTGATCGCGGTAGTTTTGTCCAATAACCTCGAACACAAGCCCGTCACCAGCGACTACCTGGCTGAACTTTTTGACATTGAGGATGTTCAGACGTTCTTTCAGGGCTACATGGCCTTTATTAGTGGGGTTGTGTCAGTCCCAAACGCCAAATCCCCTCCATCCCAGACACAGGAACCCAGTCACACTACCGATGTGTGACCGAGTGGGAGCGTCTGGTCCATGACCATACAGGCCTGAATTTCCATGAAATCGGTGATCTGCCCCTCGATGCGTATCTCAATCTGCGCCGGGATGCTTATTTGTTTATGCTCGGGCAGACCGAAGAGGGCCGGAAATATCTGGAACAGTGCTGGATCATGGACCAGACATCCCCGGATCGAGGGGCACTTCGAGAAAAGCACGGCCGACGCAAAAGGAGGTGAGCGGCATGAGTAGAGGTATTCGCGGCATCACTGTCGAAGTCAATGGAAATACCGCGCCGCTCGACAAGGCCCTGAAAAGCGTTAATTCCACTGCCAAGGGGCTGCAAAGTGAACTGAAGCAGGTGGAAAAGGGCCTGAAGCTGGATCCCAATAATGTCACATTGACTGCACAGAAGAGTCAGCTCCTTAAAGAGGAGATCGCCGCTACCAAGGAGAAGCTGGACGGCCTGAAGGCGTCGCAAGCACAGGTCAAGGCACAGTTCGCAGCAGGCACGATCGACGCGGAGCAGTTCCGCGCGTTTCAGCGCGAGCTGGAAACGACCAAGATCAAGCTCAGCAGCCTGAAGGAAGAAAAAAAGTCCGTGTCCGTCATTGGCACGGCGTTTACCGCGGTCAAGGAAAAAGTCCAGGCCGTTCTGGACAAGCTGGCTCCTGTCATAACTGGCATTAAGAAGGTCGGCGAAGCGTCGGCCAAGCTGGCTGTCGGCGGCGTCAAGGTGGTCGGCACAGCCGTTAGCGGCGCAGCTCAGGCACTCAAGGTCTATACCGCCGGTGCTGCAGCTGCTGGAACAGCCATCACTGCTATGACCGTGAAAGCGGCTACTGCAGCAGATGAGATCAATACGCTGTCCAAGCAGACCGGGCTTTCGACTGCCGAGATCCAGCGGTTCCAGTTCGCCAGTGAGGTCATCGACGTGCCCATGGAAACCCTGACCGGATCCATGGCCAAGCTGACCCGCAACATGGCCGCGGCTACGGACCCGACCAAGGGTGTGGGCAAAGCCTTCTCTGAACTGGGCGTCAAGGTTCGCGACAGTGAAGGCAACCTTCGCAGCAACCAGGACGTGTTTAATGACACCATCCTGGCTCTGGGCAAGGTGGAGAACGCCACCGAACGCGACGCGCTGGCCATGCAGCTTTTTGGCAAGTCCGCTCAGGACTTGAATCCCCTGATCCTTGGCGGTGCAGAAGCACTGAAACAGCTGGGAGACGATGCCGACCGGGCCGGGCTGATTCTATCGCAGGACGCGCTGGATAACCTGAATGAGTTCCGGGATAGCCTGGATGTCATGAAGTCCAGTGCGGGAGCGGCCAGTAATGTGCTGGCAGGATCGTTTGCCGGTGGTATGCGGTCATCGGTCGATATCATCAACCGCCTGATCCCGCAGGTGACCGGTTCGCTCTCGCAGCTTTTTTCTGGCGAGAACATGGCAAAAGCGCAGCAAAAACTGACGGCTGACCTGACCTCGGGCTTTTCGCAGTTGATCAGTGAATTTGGCAGGCAGCTGCCGACATTCCTGAACGGATTCAATGCGGTCATTATTTCACTGGTGACGGCGATCATCGCGGTCCTGCCGCAGGCGATCAATACCATCCTGCCCACGCTCATTCAGGGTCTGACGGATCTAATCAGTGGATTATTGCCGCAAATCCCGATTCTATTGCCAATCATACTCGATGCAGGACTACAACTTTTCATGGGTTTGATTGATGGCCTAAACCTGATCATTCCGCAGCTGATCGCTGTGCTGCCGGTGCTCATCCAGCAGCTGGGTGACACGATCATTGCAAACCTGCCACTCATCATAAAGGCCGGCATCCAGCTCCTGGTCAGCCTGATCAAAGGCCTGACGCAGACCATCCCTCAGCTGATCCCGATCGTGATTGACGCCGTGTTTCAGATCTGCGACACGCTCCTGGACAACATCGACCTACTGCTCGATGCCGGCATTGAGCTGATCCTGGCAGTGGCGATGGGTCTGATTCAGGCGCTGCCACGGCTGGTGGAAAAGATTCCCGTGATCATCGAACGGCTGGTACTGGCGATCATGCGGAACCTGCCGAAGATTATCGATGCCGGCTTTCAGATTATCGTCGCCCTGGGTCAAGCGCTGATCACCAACATCCCTGTGCTGGTCAGTAAGATCCCGCAGATCCTTGACTCGCTGAAAACCGGCTTTATGAACATGCTTTACCGGATCAAGGACATCGGCGCTGACCTGATCTCCGGGCTTTGGAACGGTATGCACGACAAGTTCAGCTGGCTGACGGATAAGATCAAGGGGTTTGCCGGTGATGTGCTGGGTTCTATAAGGAAATTCTTCGGTATCGGCTCACCGTCCAAAGAGACACGTCGGTTCGGTGACTTCATCTCCCAGGGTCTGGCACTGGGAATCACGGACGGGGCGAAAGATGTGCTGGGTTCGGTCAATCAGCTGACAACGGACGCGATGTCCGCCTTTGACAACCTGGACCTGACTGCAACGGCCGGGCTCAACTGGCAGGAGTCGATGTTTAAGAACACTGATAGGACCGGTTCGAATGAAGCAGCTGCGCCAATGGCTAATAACACAACGATCAACCTGAACGGTAATTACAGCTTCCGGGACAGGGACGACATTGAATATTTTCTAAACAGGATGGAAATGGCCGTGAGGAGGGTGTGATTCATGACTATAAACGGAACCGATATTGCTGTGTTTGGCGCCATGCTGCTATCCAAACAGGTCACCAACCATGATGTGGTCCAGGTCTATGACTGGATGGACGGCGCAGCCAGCCCGGTATTTTCGCGCAGCGAGCAGCGATTTAAGGACATGACGCTGACGATCCTTCTGGAATCAGCCTCGGAAGCGGAAACAGAAAGCCAGTTTTCAGCGCTGATCAGATCACTCATGAACTGCACACTTGTGTTCGACGGTCTTACCAAAAACTACGATTGTCACTTCAAAGGCAAGGCGGAGCCCAAGCGCCTGACCGCTCGCGCCTGGCTTTTGGAGATTGAACTTTTGTGTCACAGAACATACCTGCCCGAGGTGATCGTGACAGCTAATGGCGTCAGTATGACATCAATCACCAGCCTGGGTGTCGTAGTATCGCCATGCCTGATCACGGTGACACCAACAGTAGACATCGCCGAGTTCGTGATTCAGGGGTTAAACTCAGAAATCAGGATCCGCGATCTTGCTGCCTATAAGCCGCACGTGATCGATGGGTACCTGTTCCGGTACCTGAAAGATGGCATGAACGACATAGGGAACTACAATGCTTTCGAGTGGCTTGCGCTGCCGGTGGGTACGACTGAACTGATCTTTAGCCATACGACGGCCAACATCACCATCCAGTACTATCCCATATTTAATTGAAAGGAGGGCGATCATGCTCAAGCTATTAAATGGCAGCAGGGCGATGGTTGCCCTCCTGACCCAGCTCAAGGACTGCGCGATCGAGTCGGACCTGGCCACAGCCGATAAGCTCCTCATGTTCAAGCTGCCTAAGTCCGTCCTGCCGCGCTCGCAGCTGCAGCAGGAGTTCTTTCTGCAGTCTGAAACCGATGAGTATGTGATCAAGGAAATCAATTTTAGTGACAAAGACTTCTATGAGGTCTATGGCAAGCTGAACCTCGACAGCCTGCGCGGCAAGGCGTACCTGACGTATGAACCCGGCTCGGTCACGATCGGCACCGTGCTTACGGATATCACCGCAGGAACCGGCTGGACGTACCAGCTGGTGGACACCAACATGAAGCTGCGGACCTTGAAGCTGACGAATGTCTCGGTGTATCAGATCATCCTGGAATGCTGTGCGGTGTATGGCGTGGAGATCTGGTTTGACACCCTCAGTAAGACAATCAGGGTTTACACCCAGCGCGGCACGGATCGGGGTGCGTATGTCTATAGCGAGCTGAACCTTAGGGACAGCGACTACCAGTCGGATACCTATGATCTGGTAACCCGGCTCTACCCGTACGGCAAGGACGGACTTTCGATCGCCTCAGTCAATGGCGGGCTGGCATACATCGACAACATGCAGTATACCGGGAAGATCATCGAGCGCAAGTGGATCGACGAGCGGTATACCAGTGCTCAGGCGCTTTACGATGACGCGGTGACTGTCCTGGATGTGCTCAGTAGACCACGCGTGGCGTTTCGGGTGGATGTGTTAAACCTCGTCGGCAGCCGGCCGGAGTACAGTATTCTGGATTTCCAGCTGGGCGACTGGGTCAGGATCTTCGATAAAACAAACCGGATCACAGATATCCAGCGCATTGTTCGCCTGGTCGAGTACCTGTTAAACCCCGAAAAAAACAAGGCAGATTTTTCCAACTCCCCCGTCAAGTATAGCGGTAACAGATCCAAGCAGATCGCTGATTTGAGCCAGATCCTCAGCAGCACCAAAGCAGAGTTAAATGAAGCGATTGATCAGGTGACGGCGCTTGTCATGAATGGTGAGAACGGGAACGTTATCCTGCGTTATGACGAAGAAAACCAGCCGTACGAGATCCTGATCATGGACACGGCTGACATCAACACGGCCACCCGGGTCTGGCGCTGGAACCTAAGCGGACTCAGCTACTCCGCATCCGGGTATAGCGGGCCATACACAACGGCGATCACCATGGACGGTCAGATCGTCGCCAATTTTATCAGCACCGGTACCCTGTCTGCAGACCGCATCGCTGCACACAGCCTGACCGCAGATAAACTGGCAGCTGGTACCATCACTGCGGAAAGCGGCGTGATCGCAGATCTGGCCATCACCACTGCCAAGATCGCCATCGGTGCCATCACCACTGCCTTAATCGAGACGGGCGCTGTCGAAACGGCCCAGATCGCGGACGGGTCCATTACCGATGCCAAGATCGTGGGCCTAACCGCTAATAAGATCACGGCCGGCACAATCGATGCGGGGAGTATCAATGTCATCAACCTGAACGCGGATAACCTGACTGTTGGTACGATCAACGGCCAGCGGATCGCCGATGGTGCGATCACGACTGAGAAGATATCCGTCGGCGCTGTTACTGCAGAAAAGGTGGCGGTCGGTGCTATTTCGGCAGAGCATCTCATGAACGGGAGCATCACGTCCGAGAAGATCGCTGATGGGTCCATCAAGGAAAGCCAGGTTAACTGGTCAACACACCTGTTATTTTAAAGGAGGAACCATAGAATGAAAAAACGCATCAAGCTAACCAACAACCGGGCCCAGTCCGTGATTGAAAAGACCGTCGAATCGGCTGTTAACCGTGCGTTCACGGAAGGGTTCAAGTCTGTCCTTCATGACATTACCTACCGCATCGATAGCCTGATGAACATGGGGCTATTGCAAGCGGGGCTGCCGCATCGGGTCACATCCGAGATGCTGCACCTGTCGAGACCGATGCTGGACGGGTTTACCATCACGGACAACTCGCCGTCGGCAGGCAGCATTGCCTGGGCGGACTGCAACATTATGTATAAGGGTACGAAGTACACGATCACAAATGGCAATACCACCTCGAAATATGTGTATTGGACGCTGGCAACGACACCGACCACGTTCAAGAATTCTGCGACCAAGCCGACCCTCACGGATGACGATATCCTGATCTGTGTCAATAACGACGGTGTGCACCAGCTGGTGATCGGCGAAGGACGCATGGTCGATGGTGCGACCCTGCTGGACGGTACGATCGGCTCGGGTGAGATCGGGTCCGGGGCAGTCACCACAGCCAAGATCGCATCCGCTGCGATTACGAACGGGCTGCTGGCAACGGATGCTGTAGAGGCGGGAAACATCGCTAGCGGCGCGGTGACGGAAGCAAAGATCGGTTCAGGAGCGGTCACTACGGCCAAAATTGGTTCGAGTGCTGTGGGCAGCACACAACTCGCGAGTAATGCAGTGACGGATACAAAGATCGCCTCGAGCGCGGTAACGGAGACAAAGATCGCGACAAGCGCCGTCACATCAGGAAAACTCGCGTCAGGTGCTGTTACATCCGCTGCACTCGCATCTGGAGCTGTTACAACAGCGGCTGTTGCAACAGGCGCGATCGGCAGCACGCAGTTGGCCGACGGTGCCGTTATTGGCGCAAAGATCGGGGCAGGTCAGGTGGCCACTGATAAGCTGTCGATCGCCTCGCACCTCCTGTTCTAAGGCAGGTGAAAGAGGTGGCCATTTATGTATTCCATTCTGAATAACGCACCATCTGCCGGGTACATCCAGTGGAGCAGCGTTAATATCCAGTATAATGGCGTTTCCTACGCAATCGCCGACGGCTACACGAACTATACCTATGTATACTGGCTGGCCTCAAGCCCGAGCTATTTTGTTGTGTCAGACACCTTCCCGGCGCTGACCTCGGCAGACGTCCTGGTATTTCTCAATAAATCCGGTATCGCTATGGTTGTACCCACTGCGACCATCCTTGACGGCGGCCTGATCGTACCCGGCTCAGTTTACGCTGCGGCGATTGCGGCTAACACCATCACTGGTAACGAGATCGCTGCAGGCGCCATCTCAGCCAGTGAGCTGGCAGCCAATTCCGTCATCGCCGGAAAGATTGCCGCCAGTGCCGTCACGGCAGGAACGGTTGCGGCTAACGCTATCGGCGCTGAAGCGATCGCGGCAGGTGCCATTACGGCAGACAAGATTGTAGCAGGTGCGATCACGGGCGATAAGATTGCGGCGGCGACCATAACAGCCAATAAGCTGGTGACAGGCACGATCACGGCAGCAAGCGGCATTATTGCCGATGCGGCGATCACCAACGCCAAGATTGCAGATGCCACCATCCAGTCGGCCAAGATCGCCAGCCTTGATGCGGGCAAGGTCACCACCGGCATCCTGCAGTCAGCCACGGGAAATTCCTGGATCAGCCTGGCCAATGGTCAGTTCTCGTTCGGGAGCGGTG